CTTTAAGACTCTTAGATATCAGCCCTACAGGGCTTTACCAAGATCTTTCGAGTTCCAGAGGCCCCCCTTACCCCCCACAGATTGGAGAACAAGGAGGACTTCAGAGTGATCTAGGTCTTTACCTGAGTCCCTCTGAGACCGTCGGCCCGAATACGATGATGTATCCGTTTAGTCACCCTATTAGATTCAGGTACTCAGAACCACTTTAGTGGACTGGGTTTACGCCCAATAGAATGATCCATGAAATCATCCAACTCTTTACGGTGTTTTTCATCCTTACGGCCCTCTATTGCCTTATCTGCATCTTGAGCCATCTGGTCTACCCAATAAGCCACAGCCATCGCCAGAGCATCCAGCCGGTCATCGTGGGCCAAGGCTCCCTTCTGGCGGGTCAGTCGGCTCATCTGGTACATCAACTGGTATCTCAGGGCCTTCTCAGGGGGCAAACTCCGGGTTGAGTCATAGTCATTCTCAATAACCTTGCGGTCTATGATCAGTTTGTGGGAAGAGAGCGGAGGCTCTAGGGTGTCTATGATCCTTCGTTCCTTCTGGATGCTGTGCTTGACCTCTTCCACAGACACCCGGTGGATCTTGTTCAAGATGGGCTTCATCAGTTGGGTAAACATCCCATCCCCGAAGTTGGCCTCAATAATGATTAGATTGACTTCCTGCTTCTTGGCGATCATCGCCAGACTCTTCAGGGTGTCCTCTGAGTACCCTCCGGGTAATCCACCGGCATCTGTGACGAATAAGAATCCATTCAGCATCTTCACCACAGCGTAACTGGTCTCATCCTGTCCTCGTCCTGAGGGGTCAATGCTCATCACTGATCCAGTGTAATCAGCCCACGGTTCGCCACCTAGCGTCAGAGGCCCGTAGAAGCGATCTCCCGGCAGTCCAACATTGGGCAGGTCCGTGATCATATTGTCTGCTGAAGACGCCCACACAGGCTTCTGTGGCCCCTGACGGGGGTTCAGAGACATGACCACCAGATCATTCAGTTTCAGGGGGTATCTATTGTGGTCACTGAGGCTGGAATCCAGCATGAATTGCAGGGCAAATCCGGTCCTCCCGTAGGAGGCTTCTCGCTCCATCAGGTCCTGAGAGTCAAACCTCAGGGGATCTGTGGGCTGACCCACCAATTCCTCATCCTCAACAGTCTCCTCAAGGATCTTTGGGGCTAGGTTATCTCCATAACCTTTCCTTTGGACCTCCGTGGGGTATCTGGAGGGCCAGATTCTGGTGATGAATCCTCGATCTGGTAGGACTGAATACAGGCTGGACTCGGTTTGAGGAGTCCCTAGGACAACAATCTCACCATCAGGCTTCATAACAGCATCAAATTCTTTGATGGCCTCACTGAGTTTGTCTCGCATGGTTTGAGTTGCACTGTTATTCAGGCTTTCAACATCATCAGCGACGATGAGGTCAGCACGGCTACCTGTGATCTGGGAGGAGATGCCCTTAGAGACCACTGAGGGGGCATGGGAGGCTGGTGCAGGGGCAACATCAAAGGCAATCTTGCTGTTCCTCTGACTTTCGGTTGGCCTAAGGTGCTTCAGCATTGGCATCTCTGAAATAAGACGCAAGGTAAAGGTGCTGAAGTCATCTGAGCGTTGTTTTGAAGCAGATACCACCAATATGTTCTTCGATGGCTCTAGTAATAAGGAATGACAAACATAGGCAGAGGTAATCCAAGATTTCCCTACACCTCTGAAAGCCTGAATGACACGCCTCTTTGGTCCTGTCTGTAGGAACTCGGCTATGTCATACTGGATTGGTGTGGGATTTGGTAGCCCTAGGTGTTCCCAAGCCAGATATAAGAAGTTTCTGAAGTCTTTGAGTTGGTCTGGGATCATGCTATGTCAATGTTAAAGGGCAGAGATTCCGCTAAGTTGGCTAGGGGTTCGCTTTGACCCGGAGTAGCATCAATGCCATTGTCTTTCAAGAAGGCTCGGGCCACGTTTAGTTCAGCAGCACTTGCTTCTCCTGAGTGAATCTTCCTGAGAAGTTCGTCCGCTACGGCGTTATACAGGTCCCTGAGGACTTTATCCTCCATACTTTCCTCCAATTATGTTCATAACGAATGCTCCCAAGGCTCCTAGAATAGCCGCTGCTCCCAATATCCACGCTTTCGACTGTTCAAGGTCCCTTAGTCGCTTGTCATGTCCTTCAAGTTTCTCATCATGGATTGATTGTCTGGTTATCAATGCATCCACCTTACCTTCTAAGCGTCCCAAAGCGATCAGTATCTCATTTTCCATCTCATCGCCCCCCATTAAAATCAGACTCCAGACCAATCAACCACTGTGGCTGTTTTGGTTGTTCCCACAGCACCGCTTGTGAAATTAACAACATTTACACTGCAAGCCGCATCCCAATCTGCTCTGTGTGACAAAGTAACAGTGGTGTTCCCTGCCACCCCTCCTGTTCCTTGAGTCAACCGCACTTGAGTTCCTCCGGGGTTGTCTGCAACTATATCTAAAGTAGATTGTGCGTTGACCTTAGCAATCAAATCTGCACAAGTTCCCGCTGCACCACCACCAGCAGCCGCAATGCCATTCAAAAGGACCACAGTTGCCCCAAAGGTGAAGGCTGAAGGAACATTGACACTGGTACAGGTGTTCCAATGTGTCGCATTATTCAATGTGATCGTGGTGTTACCCCCGGTTCCTATGGTTCCTTGTTTCAACAACACCCGACCTGTTGAGGGGTTGGTTGCAACTATATCCAAAGTGGCTTGTGCGTTGATCTTTACAACAAGATCTGCTGCTGTTCCTGTGACTCCTCCTCCGGCTGCTGCAATACCATCCACAGCAATATTAGGAGCAGCAACACCATCGGCCTCATTATCAATTTCAAAGGTTACTGAAGTGCCGTCACTGTCCACCAATGTGATTGTAGATCCCTCATTAGGTTTATCTGAGAACGTGAAGGTTGCATTTGCGGGGGCAGTGCCATCATTCTCATTATCAACCTCAAAGATGATTGAAGTGCCATCACTGTCTACCAAAGTGATTCTAGTTTCTTCACTGGGTTTGTCAGAGAACGCCATAGTGCTTGTTGCGACTACGCCGGGACCCGTCAATTTAACCATCAAGTCTCCAGCATCACCCGCTGCCGTTCCATCACTCATCCACATAACCGCATTCATATCTGTGGGGTTTGATGGATCTGCTGATTGACCTTTTAGTCCTAGGGTGTTTAGGTCAGTCACATATGCAGCCGGAACTGCTCCTGTTGGACTGAGCGACAACACCTTTCCAGAGTTTGAACTGCTCGTTATCGAAGCCAAAGGGTCCGATTTATCCGTTGTCTTAACCAATCCCGTAGAGATCAGTGAGTTTAGTTTAGTTACCATTTAATTTCTCCGTTTTAGAAAATCAGCCTACAAGGAAACCCGTGAATATAGAACCATATACGGTGTACAGATTCGGCGAGCCACTAAACTGCGTCATTATCATGTCGAAAATAAGTGTGTCTAGAGCGGCATCCTCGGCTGATATTTGATACACAACAGTGCCAATATGTCCGTGGCTGCTGTTGTTGCCTGTTGATTGAACTCCTCCGGTACCGTGTTGTTCTCTATCCCCCAACACCTTAGTAACCATGTTTGCACTTCCAAACACCACTTCAATGTCTTCTTTAGTCCAAATATCTCCGGCGTTTACTGAAGATGATGTTGTGTTGAGAACCATGTTTATTAAAGAGGCTTCATTAGCACTGTTTTGCCACACAGGGATGTTGTAGGTCATTACAAGGTAATCACCCTCTACATAATTCACCGTTTCTTTTACCAGTTTCAACTGGCGGCCAACAAACATCCACTCTGAAGAAGAAAGAGCCACTCCATCAGCATCATCGAGCCCAGTCCTATCGACTACAGCCTTGAGGCCCTTGAAGGCTTGACCGTTCTTCTGTAGACCTCCTGTGGCATTCAATACTCCATTGAACGTAGAAGTCCCTGCAAAGGACGCATCGCCTGTTACGGCTACAGTGCCTGCACCATCAGCGACTGATCCTTTATCGACCTTCAGAATATCACCATCATCATCATAGTTTCTTACAGCAATGTTGCTGGAGACTTTGAGATCACCAGTTACACTGGAGACTTCAGGAACTTGCAACTTACCCGCTTCGGTAATCTTACCTATGGTGGTGTCATCGTGATCCAGAAGATGCACAAGGTCGCCCTCAGCAGCGGAACTTCTGTTCTTGACCTTAAGAGCGTGCGAATCAGCGTCATCGGTTTTCTGTTTAAAGGGAATCAGCAACTCGTTCCGCGTCACGCCCCAGTTCCTGAGGTTCACAGTAACATTGCTGCCCAGATCTGATTGAGCATCAATCAACTTCAGAGTGTAGGTTCCACTGGACTCAGTAATGCTGTAAGCATCATCGGGATCTTGAAGGACCCCTCCTACTTCAACCAGATACAAGTTATCGTTAGCAGATGTAGGAACCGGACCAGTCAAAGTCCTAGTTAGGTCATTGACACTGGTAGTCCAGCCACCATCGTTCAGGTTGAAACTCCAGTTCTGAGGAACACCCGCTCCTGTGAGAACCAAATTATCAACATAGTCTTTGGTTGCAGCATCATTAGCGTTCGTTGCTGCCCCTACGTTCTTGATGATTTTACCTGCGGCATCCAACTTGCCATCAGTGTCTGTTGGAATAGACCCCAGACCACCATCAACCTGTTCTTGGATTCCAAATAGGACCTGTTTAAATGCTGTGTTTAGATCACTGGCTTTTAGCACCGACCCATCTGAGAACACCCGCTCTTGTGAAGTGACTCCAGTAGTTCGTCCAATGCGAACCAAACTAGAGGCATCAATGCTATAGGTTGTTAAGGGGTTAGAAATAACAACCTTAAGAACTGGGGAGGTTGTTACTGTTAAATCTGAAGTAGCAACAGTAGTCTTAGTTTCCCCATTGGTTACTGTTGCGTAAAAATCTGCCGTGGATACATACTCCAACCCTAGGTTGTCGAATGTTCCGGCAATTTGGTCTGGTGTCAGAGCAACGGATACTCCGAAGTCTGTATAACTGTCTGCCATTTCTATCTCCTTAGATCGGTTTCAGGTAGACCTGTTTTTGGAATGAGGCGGCGGATTGATTGATCCACACCCGGTATTTTAG